TACTGGGTATGCTTCTATTAATTTCACTGTCTTGATTTTTTCCATTGCAGTGTCTAGCTGAATAATACTTATGTCAGAATAATATGACTTAGGAAAAGCAAAAGAGTTTGTGTTTGCGTTATAGATATAATCCAACCATGCCTGCATAGCATTATGTTCTGCCATCTGATCAGTCACCTGGAAGGTTAGCTTCACATCACCATAGATCACATCATAAGGCAGCTTCATTATGTTAGGGCTTGCTTGTCGTTTATCCATTGTTGCCACTGATTTGCCTGGGAGCATTGTTGCCGAACAGGATTCCATGATGCTGAAATCGTGCCAGTTTCCACGAGGAACAGCAGACGGGATGTGCAATTCTACTTTGTAACGTGTCGGGCGGGCATAGCTTAATGCTCTTGATTGAATACTTTGAACCGTATCCCTGCCACCATACGTGGAATTTCTGATTGATGGCGTGATACTTCCTAATGGCTTTGGTTGATTACTTTGCACAGTACCTTTGCCACCCTGGGTAGTACTTCCTAATGGCTTTGGTGAGTTGTCTACGGGAAATGATAATTTCAACCAATCTGGCAAAAAGTTGTTCTTTGCATTTAAGAATGCACGCTCAATTTGAGGTCCTATGCCAAGCTGGTTAGCCAACGGAACAATATCATATCTTACACCACCCAAAGGTCCCGGAGGATTTGGCAACGAACCTGAAAATATAGATGATGGGTTGACGTTTGCAATGGCAGTTAATGTGTCTCCTATTGACATTATTTTCTCCTACGCCATTTTGCCAAAGGCAAATTTATTACATTCTTCCATTCTTCTCTTGGTATTTCAACCAAGTTTGATTTAAAATGAGCAAACAAGTATTTATGAACAGCAGGCTCGAATCTCTTTTCTTTCGCCAACGCTGCCAGCAAGGCGGAGGATAGCTGAGGATATTTCCTTTTTCCTGCCATAGATTCCAATTTAGATAGCAGTTGTTTTCTGGTCGCTGGTGTCAAATAGTGAAAGTTCAATCCCATGATATGCTTTGCGTCGGCTTTCCAGAACATACTCAGTGGTGCAGCGTCCCATAAAGGAAGCGTATCCTTGTATTTTGCATCATAAACACAAAGGTACATCTTGCCGGGTTCAGGCTTGGTTACTTTCTTCCAATCCGAATTCTTCAGTTTCAGCTTTAGCCAAGTGACAGATTTCTTGACTGCATCTTTAAGTCGACGCCTTAGGTTTAGCGGCATTTACGTTCCTTTAAGCGGGCTTTCCTATCAGACATACGTTCTTTTAGACCCAATTCATACTCGGTCATGATAACAAATTCCATGCCTTTATCATCTGCCCATTTTTTTGCAGCTTCCCACTTGGTTTTGTTGATGATGTAGGTTCTACATTCCCATAGATATTTCTTTTTGTTTTTCTTCTGTCTGGGTTGTTGTGTTTGTGCGTGAGGCTTGACTTCAATCAACTTCTCAACAATTTCACCCCTTACGTTACGCACCTTTATGTAAAAGTCGGTGTAATACTTATGCATCCTACCATCTAAAGGTGAGCGGTATGGTATTACCACTTCTTCCGAAGCAACTGCCAAAACATTAGGATGACGGTCTGCCCAACGCATAAACTTTAATTCCCATGAAGAACGATATTCAACTCTACCTCTGCCTAATCCGTTGTTAGAGATAAACCACTTTTCTGGATTCTCTGGTTTGAATATTCCTTTATATGCCATGATGATATTTAGCGAAGATTCTCAATTGAACCATAAATAATGTTATGAGCAGACTACTACATTACCCAGACAATATAGAATCATTGGCGGACAGAACATTCATGTCTTTCACACCAATGATTGACGCACATACAGAAGACAACCAATCTGACCAAGCGGGCAACAAAGAAATCGTGGCGAAGAAAACCACCACTACTCCAGGCGATAGTGTCTACCTGTATCATCCTGCCATGACACAATCAAACAGCAACATTGAATGGAACGCAGCAGATGTAGGAATGCTGGGCAATGTTGCTGATGTAATTAATTCGGAAACGCCTGCACAGGAAATAAGAAACAAGTTTCATCAACTCAAGGGCATTGACTATGCGGCGGCTCTTTTTGGTGGCGTAGTGAAAGATGAGTTTTATAGACAGAGAGGACATATTCCTAATCCTCATCGCCAGATGTTTTTCAAAGGCATAGGATTCCGTGAGTTCAAGTTTGAATTTGAATTTATTCCAGAGTCAGAAAGTGAGGCAAAATCTGCTCGGGATATTATCCTGCATTTCAAGAAGTACGCACTACCATCTATGGGATCAATGTTTATCAACTATCCTCCTACTTGGAAAATCAAGTCACAAGTGAAAGGAAAAGAGCTGATGATGTTCAAGCCGTCAGTTATAACCTCAGTCAACACAGATGCCTCTCCACAGAGCGTATTGTCAACTTTTCAAAATGGTTTTCCTGTATCGGTGAAATTAGAATTGTCATTCAAAGAAACAGATTTCGTGACGCAAGGCGATTACAAAGCTGGAAATATTCCGCTTGGCTCACTAGGGTATTGATAATGTATAGCAAATTTCCTCCAATAAATTACAATGGGTTATCCTTGGCTGAAATCACACGCGGATTGACCATTTCTAATTCGGTCAAGAATCGAGTTGGCACATATGACTTGTATTTGGTTGAGGATGGTGAAAGGATCGAGGACTTGGCATACAAAACGTATGGTGATCCTAATTATAATTGGGTTATCATGCTAATGAATGATGTTATTGATCCTTTCTATGACTGGGCGATGAGTTCAAGAGAACTGGATGCTCATGTCACAGCATCTTACGCAAATCCTGCAGGTATTCATCATTGGGAATTAAATGGTAAAGTGGTGAATGAGCAACCCGGAGCAGTTTCAATCACCAACTACACGTATGAAGATAAACTCAATGAGGAAAGAAGAAAAATCAAATTGCTGAGGAAAGCGTATATTCCTGTCATTGAGGAAGAAGTTAGCAGGCTATTGAATCAATGACAGTTACAGCTAATCAAAACGACATTGAGGTAAAATCTATCATCTTGAAGTCTGACTCCGGAAAAAGTGTTGACATCTATGATCAGATGGTATATACTTCATTATTTGAAGATATTTTCTCCAACGGAATGTCTGGATATATCAAGTTGCGTGATGCGTACAACTTACCTGAGACATTTCCTATTATTGGTGAAGAAACTATCACTTTTGACTTCACTTCATATTCAAGGAAAAAAACAAAAGACACAGTATTCACCAAGACATTCAAAATACACAACATTGAGGCGTACGAACTAGAAGGTTCCCATGAATACGTGACATATCTGCTCCACTTTGTGTCCGTGCCATTTTTTGTCAATCAAACAAAAAGGCTGAACCGTTCCTTTGGCAGTGAAACAAAACCTATGAGAGCAACTAATATAGTCAAGAATGTATGTGAAAAGATGTTAGGCATTCCTTTGGCTCAACTCACTACAGACCAAACACGCTGGGAAAGAAACTTGGTATGCACAAACTGGACGCCTTTTCAGCTATTCAACCACTTAGCAGAAACAGATATCCTTGATGTAAATGAAGCAGCAACAGACAAAGAATCAACATTTTTATTTTTTGAAGATAGAGACGGCTTCAAGTTTGTATCATGGGCGACATTGATTGAGGACAGGCTGGTTACGTCAAAAGAAATCAAGCAACTTTTCTTTGGCAAGTCAGTTAATAACAACGAATCAGTAAAACGTTCCACTGGTGTTCAGCAAGTATTGAGGTGGGCAATAGTGAAGATGAACCCGCTTTTGGATAATACAACCAAGGGTATGTTTTCTAATCGTTATTATTATCATGACATAATAAACAAAACATTAGAATCCGTCAATTTTGATTATCAGCAAGAATTTCCTAATATGTCACACTTGGAAACAGCAAGCAACAGCTATCCGTTGATGAACCAGAGGACAATCGAGAAAAAGGAAGCGTCCTTCTTTTTACCTAAAGAATATCATTATGCCAACGACAGCAAAACTGTGCGTCCTTGGCGGCAGATCAGCAGAGCCAGACAAGCCATGTTTGAAAACTACTCAATTGAGGCAGAAGTGACAGGTAACACTGGTCATAGACTTGGCAATGTAGTAGATGCAAAGGAACTTCCCACACCAAAGAAAAAAGGTAATGGTGACGGAGGAAAGTTTGAACAGTTATCAGGTAAATACTTGGTGACAAAAATCAGACACATGATTTCATCTGAAGGATATCGGCAAGTGTTGGAATTAAGGAAAGGCGTGCAGAAGAAATTGGTGGGTGTATAATGCAAGGATTTATGGGAGTAGAACCGGTATTTTGGACTGGCGTGGTTGAAAGCAGAGATGATCCTTTGAAAATAGGACGCGTGCGCGTGCGATTGGCAGGACTTCATTCAGAAAAGTTCGTTGAGGATGACGTTACTGGTGAAGGAATTCCTGTCAACAATCTTCCTTGGGCTTCTGCTGGCATGCCTATCACCAGCGCAAGCATGAATGGAATTGGTGATACACCAATAGGTCCTGTTGAAGGTACGTGGGTTTGTGGTATATCAAGAGATGGTAGGACGTTTCAAAACTTGGTTTATTTGTGGACTTTACCGGGAATACCAAAAAATGCACCTAACCTTGAGGCTGGTTTCAATGATAACAAAAACACACGCGCTGTGAACACCAGACCCAAGCGTATGGATGACATAGTAGAACACTACCCTAAAACTGATTATGTTGGTGAATCAGATGTGAATCGCTTGGCAAGGAACGCAAATATCAACAAGACCATCATCAAAAAGAAACGTGATACTGAGGACAAAAATGTTCCTCAGGCAAATGGTGGCACATGGAGCGAAAAAACTACACCATACGCAGCACATTATCCTTTCAATAGGGTGATTGAATCGGAAAGTGGTCACATTACAGAAGTTGACGATACCCCTGGCGCCGAAAGAACACATGATTATCATAGAAGCGGCACGTCAAAAGAAGTACATCCTGATGGCACAGAAGTTCATCGTGTGGTAAGTGATAATTATGAAATTGTATATGGGTCAGACTTTGTTCATGTAAAGGGTGNTGCCTCAATCACAGTTACAGGTAATGCTNAAATATATGTTGAGAAGAACGTTGACCAGCAAGTCAACGGAAGTGTAAACCAACAGGTTGGTGGAAGTGTAAATCAACAGGTTGGCGGAAGCGTGACTGGAAACGTGGCAGGCAACGTTGACCAGCAAGTCAACGGAAGTGTAAACCAACAGGTTGGTGGAAGCGTGACTGGAAACGTGGCAGGCAATGTTGATCTCACAGCATCTGCCACCACATTACACTCAGCAGCAGAAGTTCTAGGAACATTGAAGGTTAATGGAAAATTGGTTGTCCTAGACGGCAATCAAACGACAGATGGTTCAGCATGTACTGCATCTCAATGATCCACCATAAATAAAGTATGGTGAAACTTTATTCAGACTTTAACATAAACTTTTTTGCACATCCTGCATCTGGTGATCTTGCTAGGGTATATGACGGAAACTCTATTGCTCAATCAATCAAGAACCTCATCATGACAAACTACAGCCAAGTTCCATTTTCTCCGTGGATTGGTGCAAATTTGACAGCACTTCTTTTTGAGCCTGTTTCTCCTATGATCGAAGACGCAATTGAAAACAATATCCGTGACACAATTACAAAACACGAACCGCGAGCCGCTGTATCTGGCTTAAAAGTCACATACAATGAAGGTCATAATTCCTATGATGTGTGGATGTCTTTTACTGCAATAGGATTAGACAAGCCAATCACGGTAAACTTTGTTTTGAAGAGAGTTAGATAATATGCCAACAAACACAAACCTCGCACAGCTAGACTTTGCTACAATAAAACAAAACATCAAAACACATCTAAAGGCTCAGGCAGAATTTGCAGACTTTGACTTTGATGGTTCCGCAATCACTGTACTGATAGACGCACTTGCATATTCTACTCACTACATGGGCGCTTATGCCAACATGTCTTTGTCGGAAGTATTTTTAGAAAGCGCGCAGTTAAGGTCATCTGCCATTTCCCGCGCAAAGGAATTAGGATATGTTCCTCGTCAAAGCACAGCAGGCATAGGAAATGTTACATTGACAGTTGCCTCGGCTAATCCGTTGGTCATGTCAAAGGGCACATTATTTAGGGGCGCGTCGGAAAACGGAAATCATGACTTTGTGGTTCCTGCTCCTTTATCCTTTGTTGATAATGGGAACGGCACTTATTCGTTGACCTTTGATATTGTGCAAGGCACTTTCGGAACACAGACATACACTCACCAAGCAAACTTACAAAGTGAGGTAGTGATCAATCAAAAGAATCTTGACACAAATTATCTTTCAGTAACAGTCAATGGCGTAGTTTTCCTGCCAGCGGGAAACGTCACTAATATTCTAGGCACATCCAACGTGTTTTTTGTTGAGGAAACAACTCAAGGCAAAGTACGTGTATTTTTTGGTGATGGTGTAATAGGATCAGCTATCAACGTAGGTGACGTGGTATCAGTTGAATATTTGACAACAGATGGGGTTTTGGCGAACTTTGCCAGTGGCTTTGAATTGTTGAGTTCTATCGGAGGAATTGCACCTACATCATTCACCATCGTTGAAAACAGCAAGTCTTTGGGTGGTGCAGATATAGAAACTATTGCCAGTATCAAACATATTGCGCCTAGAAATTGGCAGGCACAGAATCGTTGTGTCACAGTTGAAGATTACAAAGCACGCCTACTATCACATTATGGTTGGATTGAGGCAATTAATGTTTGGGGTGGTGAGGATAATGTGCCAGCCAAGTTTGGCTCTGTTCTCATATCAATTAAACCTAATTATGGTTTGACACTTAACGCCAACACAAAAACATCAATCTTGGCTTATTTGAAGAAATTTCGTATTGCAGGAACAGTCAACGAAATAATTGACCCCACCTATTTGTTTGTTGATGTGAACACACATGTCGTATATGCACAGCACCAAACTACATTGTCTCAGCAAGGGATTGAGGCGGCAGTTTTGGCATCAATTAATAATCATTTCTCAAAGACAGTGACTTCACAATTTAACTCAGCAATTACCTACTCGAAATTTGTGGGTGCCGTGGATGCATCAGATGTGTCAATTGTGAACAATGATACCTCATTCACATTGAAGAAAACATTTACACCACTGGCATTGTCGGCATTGAACTATACGATAGGTTTTGACAACACATTAAACGCAGGATCGGTTACATCAAATACATTCTCAGATGCCGCAGCGAACAGTTACGTTTTTGTTGATGATGGTGCAGGCAACTTGAATTTGTATAGCAATGGGGTTCAGGTCATATCGGAAACAGGAAAACACACAGTTGATTATACCACAGGTAGGATAGATGTCAAGGCTTGGGCTTTAAACACTACCGCAGCCATAACATTTTCAGCAACTCCTACAAATAACAATATTCAACCAGCATCAAACACAATCATATCGGAGGGAAATGTGACAATAACCTCAACGGCATTGAGCAATTAAAATGATTGCAAATAACAAGAAATTATCAATATTTATTGATAGGTTTATTCCTTCACACATTACAGAGTCTAGCCCTCAGTTTGCACTGTTCATTCAGAAGTATCTGGTATATTTGGAAAGCACGGATAAACCTCATGATATTATTCGAAGGATCATTGAGTATGTAGATATAGATACGTCAGTAGATCGATTCTTTGACTTGTATCATAGTCAGTATATACCAGATTTACCTAGGTCATACAAAACAGACATAAAATTGTTCATGCGAAATGTGCATGATTATGTTCTAACCAAAGGTGCTGAAGATTCGTTCAAGTATTTGTTTCGAGCAATCTTTGGTGAGGAAATCAGTTTCTATTATCCTAGGGTAGATATATTACGCTGCTCTGATGGTAAGTGGTATGAACCAGAATATATTCTTGTTACTGGTCACGGAACTTCACAGTTTGCCACACAAAACGAATTAGTAAACTGGACAAACAAGGATATTGTAGGGCAAACTTCAGGCAGTCAAGGATATGTTGACGGAATTGTAAAATTAGTCAATCCACTAGACGTGAACCAAAACATCTGGGCAATCAGCATTATCAACCCTACTGGTTCGTTTGTTTTTGGTGAGGTATTGCAAGATTCTGGCAATTTGCTTCCTACTATCAATGTAGGTGATGGTGTAGGATATACTGCCATCCAAAAACAGCCAGGCACATGGAAAAATACCGACGGATTCTTGAACTCCAACAAGTATATTCAAGATAACAATTTCTATCAAGACCATTCCTATCAAATCAAAGCACCCAGAGGAACGGCTGACTATTGGCACATGATGAAGAAAAACGTGCATCCTGCTGGCAAGAAATTCTTTGGTGCGGTGCAGGCGGTATCAGCAATGGCTCTGGCTGGAGGGTCTCCGTCCGTAGTTGATTTGGCTAACATACAATGGTTTCCTCTTTCAACAAGTAAATTGACAGCTTTGCCTGTCATCAGCAAACTTGAGATGAACAGCCATACAGTAGGTTTGGGGTATTCTTATGCCAGCTTTGCAGCAAATCGTGAAACTATACCGAATTCCACCATATATCCGGTGGGGGTTCTCGACAATATTCCAATTTCAGATTTCACCACAAAAGCACAGCAGGCGTTTCCGTATGTCACAAACTCTTGATAGACGTATAAATAACTATAACGAACACATAGGATTTTAATTATGACCGCAATAGTAAAAGACCAATTTAGAGTAAACAACGCAGCAGGATTTGTTGATCAGTTTGACACTATCCCAACAGTAACCGATCATCTGTATGCCACTATAGGAAAAAGCACAGCGTGGGCAGATGATCTGAACCCACCAGTTCCTACAAATTCTGCAAGTGAAGCAACTCAGGCGTGGGCAGATATGATTGGCGCGCACAAAGTTCTTCCTAGTGATGTTTGCTTGGTCATTCCTAGAATTGATTGGGCAGCATCAACAGAATACTTTGTAGATGATGCTACATTGCTGACACCGTGGGAAAAGGAAACCTATGCGTTGACATCTTCATTCCGTGTGTATAAAGTGGCAACGAAGGATTTATCTGGCACAACGTATGCTAATCCACCACTTTCTGTCAATGAACCAACAGGCACCGGAACAGGAATTACTACTTCTGACGGCTATACTTGGGATTTCTTGTATGATTTGGCAGCATACGATTATACAGCACTATTAAACAACCTTTGGCTTCCTGTGAATTATGGTGATAAAATTTCATCCTTACAGACCTCAAGTGGTGATGTAAATGCGCATCAGACATTAGATGCAAAATATTCAATGATTCGTGCTGAACTACTAAGCACAGATTTTCCTACTGGTATTGAGTATAGGCAGATTGCCATTGTAGCAAATCCGTTGCTTGCAGACGGAACTACACCAGCAACAGGCACAAACTACACCAGCCCAGCAACAGAACTCACCACTGAATCAGGACTAACGTATTATATTGAAAATCGTTCTCCTATTGTGCGTACCATTGGACAAAATGAAGAACTGAACATGATTATCGAATTTTAAGGACATTATCACATGGCATTAAATCATAATATAGATCCATATTACGACGATTTCAACAAGAATAAAAACTTCTTGAGGATTATGTTCAACCCATCAAGGGCAGTTCAAGCGCGAGAATTGACGCAGGCTCAAACTATCCTCCAGAATCAGATTCAAAATTTTGGCGATTCTGTATTTCGGGAAAACAGCCGCGTCATAGGTGGTGAGATTGCAGCACACTTTGACAAAGTCACCCTCGTTGTTTCGGGTGGCGCAATATCTGATTTGTTTGTGGGTGCAGTCCTCACAAAAGTAGGTGATGCTGGCACGTTTGCTACAGTGACACACGTAGATATTCCCAACAATGCTTTGTTGGTTGATCAAAATGGTGGTTTGTTCTCACCAGCAGACACGTTTACCACAAGTATAGACGGAATCACCTACGCAATTAATTCTAAACATAAAAGTTTGGTAGCTTCAATAAATGATGGAATCATCTATAATGGTGGCATGTTTGTAAATGTGTTTGCCCATGATTTAGTTGTGGATACCACTAGCACAATGGCAACAAAGGAATTCAAAGTAGGGTTTGTTTCCACTGACACCTTTGTTACATCAGAAATGGATCCTACCTTAGCTGATGGCGCAGCAGGATCGTACAACTTTGGTGCTATTGGTGCAGATCGTTTCCGTAGGACATTGACGCTTAGTTCGTATGAAGTAACACGGGACGCCACAGGTGCAGAAACAACAGTCACACCCAGCAACTTTACTAACATTCTGAAAATTGTCAATGGTGTAGTTCAAAGTGATATTCTTCAACTCATTAAGTATTCTGAAATCCTAGATACGCTGGCACGCAGAACGAAAGACGAATCTGGTGATTATATTGTTTCTCCTTTTGATATTTCCACAGAAAATACCACAACAGGCAACGTAGACACTCAGTTTGATGTAGTTTTCGGACAGGGTAAAGCCTATGTAAATGGTTATGAAGCAATCAACCAATTTACCACAAGATTGACCCTTGACAAAGCGCGAGGATTTGATAGAGTAAACAACCAAAGCACTTATGTAAACCTGGGTGTATCGTTTGACGCAGGCACAATCACCGGCAGCTTTGATATTGGCGCAAATGAAACGCTGAATTTTTATTCTGCAACCGGTGGTCTGGGGTCGTTGCTTGGTACTGCTCGTTTAGAATCCGTGGTTCGAGATTCCACTGGTGATTTGGTACTCAATATCACAAATTATGCAAATGTTCAGAGTTTGTTTTCATCTGTGCGCTCTATCAAGGGTGTCACCTCAGGCGCGATTTCTAATGTATTGATGCGTAACGGTGCCCCTGTATATAGGACAGCAAGTAAAAATGATGGAATTTATAACATCTTACCAGCATCGGAAGGTGATAATGTAAAATCTGTCATCCCTAACAGTATCAACTATAACGTTGTCAAAAATTATAGTGGCGTGGTGGGTACAGGTGGTGTCACATATACTCTCAACGCGCCAGATGTAACAACCGATTTTGCTTCTGGTGGTATTGTTTATCATGTAGCAGATGACACTGGTGCAGAATTATTAAATCCTGCTGATTATAGTTTTTCAATCAATAATCAACCTGGCGTCATTTCCACTATGACAATCACCACAACGGCTTCTCATGTAAATATTTCAGCGACAGTCCTACTTTATAAATCACAGGGAAACGCCAAGACCAAAAATCTGGTGAAGAACTTCCAAGAAACACAGACTTCAGATGTCAATGGTTTGTTGACGCTAACCAAAGCAGACTTGTTATCAGTAGCAACCGTTGAAGATATGACGGTTCCAGCATCACCTGTCATTGTGACTACAGGAATTGTTGATGATGGTCAGCGAGACTTTGCGTATGACGTAGCAACAATTTCAGGCTTGACTGCAAGCACAGATTATCGAGTGACCTATGACTATTTTGACCATGTAGGATCTGGTGATTTCTTCACGGTTGATTCTTATATGGGAACGGCTAACATAGACCCAGTCACTGGTTATGTAGATTTATATTCCAGAATCAAAACATATACAGCAACAGATGGAACAAAATATAAACTCATAAACTGCATTGACACAAGACAACTACCTAGCAATCTAGCTACGTCAGACACCTTTGCCAATGGTTCTAGTATTGGTTTTGATTATGACTATTATCTTGCCCGATATGACAAAGTGTTCATAGACCAAAAAGGAAACTTTGGCTCAATTGCTGGTATTTCTGCACCATTCCCGAAATATCCTGCAGATGTTTCTGGTGTTCTTGTGCTCGCCACAATTCTCACGCCACCATATACACACAACCCAGCAAACATAAAAGTAGAAATGTATGACTCCAGACGTTACACCATGAAGGATATTGGTGGTTTGGCGGGGAGAATTTCAAACCTTGAAACTTATGTGTCACTGAACCTTTTGGAACAGCAAGTGGCAAACATGCACATTCTAGACGCTAATGGTTTAAACCGGTATAAGAATGGTATTTTTGTTGATCCTTTGAACAATCATGATAATGGGAATACCACCAGTCCGGAATACAATTGCACGCTTGACTTTGACAAAGGCGAGATGGTTCCTAATCAAACAATTGATATTATTGATCTGAATGGCAGCAGTCTAAACCCAAGCCCTATTTCAAGTGCAAATGTTAGGGTACATCAGAATCTTGTTGACGTTGCTTTATCCGCAGACATTTTGACGCTTGATTATACAGAAAAAGTATTTATTGAACAAAACCTAAATTCTAACGTGATTGGCGTCAACCCATATGCGGCACAAAAATGGCACGGTAAAGCAAATATCAACCCTTCATCGGATATTTGGTTTGATACTAATTACCTACCAACAGTAAATCAATCCTTTGGAACAATCGTTGCACCATCATCATCCTCAAAAACTTCAAATAGACGGAAATGGTGGCTACTACGAAAAGTTGGTTCTAAAGAAGATCTTGCGGTGTTGTCAGCACGACGCGCAGCAGGCATTCCACACAGAGATGCTGGCATGACTGATTTCACAGTAAACGCAGGGTGGCGCGAATCTGTTCTGCAAACTACATCGACGACAATCACACACACAACGGTTCCTACATCATCGTCTAGCACATCAGATCGGCTGGTTTCAAGTAGGTTGATTGAATGGATGCGCCCTAGAGCAGTACAATATACACTCCAAGCAATGCGCCCCAACGTTTCATTGACTGCGACTTTTGATAATGTTAATGTAGATGCACACTGCACCAATTTGACAGTTGATCAAAACGGAAATTGTTCTGGCGTATTTAATATCCCGGCAGGCACATTCAAGGTTGGAACTAAAGATTTGTTCTTTGAAGACGCAGAACAAGCAACAGATGCGGAAGCCTCTTATTTTGCCAAAGGAACATTGAACACGCGCCAACAGACGATCACTACAATTCGGTCGTCAGTTTCCACAACGTCTACTTCAACAAAAGTGAAACGACGTAGACTCTGGGTCGACCCTATTGCAGAGAGTATTTTGGTTGACACTAAAACAGAAGGCGTATTCTTGAGTTCTATTGATGCTTTCTTTTCACAAAAAGATGCCAATTTGCCTGTCACACTTGAAATTGTAACAATGGACAACGGGTCACCTACTCAGGAAATAATTCCTTTATCCTCAGTTACACTGAATCCTGTTGATGTGTCAATATCAGATAATGGTTTCACGCCTACTACATTCACATTTTCCGCACCAGTATTCTTGCAAGATGGTCAGGAATATGCGGTTGTGCTCACTTCAAACAGTGACAAATATTTGGCTTGGTATGCAAAACAAGGTGAGGCTTCACTATTAAATGCAGCAGGTCAATCACTAACAAATCGTGGTGGCGCAGGTATTTCTAAGCAGCCATATTTAGGCGTTATGTTCAAATCACAAAACTCCTCAACATGGTCGGAAGATCAATCATCTGATTTGAAGCTGGTGATTCGCCGTTGTGACTTTAGTTTAGCACAGGGCGAATATTTTTTCGACGTAGCAACAGTCACAAATAAAGACATAACTTCTTTCATGGCTAATATTCATAACGTGACAGTTCCCGGAACAAGTATTGAGATTGCATACTCAACAGACGGAACAAACTGGACAGTCCTTGAAAACGCAACCCAAGTAGATTTGACTTCGGTTTTAAACTTGGATTCAACTGGTGGTGTCCCAATGCAATTTAGGTTGCGTATGAACACAACAAACGGATTTCTGAGTCCTGTAGTAGACTTGAACCGCGCAGCAGTGAATACTACCATGAACCTAGTTGATGCAAATAATAGGACAGGTGTGTATGTGTCAAAACAGGTTAAACTGGTAAATCCTGCAAAGGACTTGCGCTTACTAATAGATGAACAAATTGCACCATCCGCAGGGGTAAATGTGTACTTTTCCACCCAAAGCGCGCAAATTCCATTAAGTTTGACCAATGAAGTAGGATATTATGACTTGGCAATCAGCAACACACTGAAAGGAAAGACTGTGTTTGTGTATCATCGGGCGGCAGTTACAGGCAACGTAACTAAAGTGGGTTCTGCTATACCTACCAAACTGGACACAACAAACACATTCTTGTCAAATATCAGCAACATTGATATTTTCGATGCTCCTGCAAATATTACAACGTATGCAACCACAGATAAGGTGTTTTTCAGTACGACAGACGGAATCACTTTGGCACCAGACTGGGTTGCAGGAACTCATAATGCAGGAGAATACGTTTTTCATGCCATAGGCACACAGAACAAGTTGTGGGTTTGCACAGCACCAGCCTCAACCACAGCAACACCTGCTGCGAATATTACAGACTGGACTGAGGTAGCAGCAATGACTACCACAGACGCAGTGACCGCACAAACAGCAGTGACTTGGAGACCAATGGTGGTAGAAAACACTTTGCAGCAAGGATTTGATGCAAACGCAAATTTCTATGAGTACACTTATGTCCCAGATTCAATAATTGATGAACCGTTCTCAGCCTTTACTATCAAAATTGAGTTGACGGCAACCAATGCAGCACAGATATCAAAAGTATCTAAATTGCGTGCAATCGCGGCTACATGATATGACAGACAAAATGGTCAGACTCAATGATTCAGTGGGCGCGGCAGCAGCAGACAGTTCCGCGTACCAGCAAAGAATCAAAGCGATTGCAAACATAAATAAACAAAAGCAGTCACAAAGTCAACTAGAATATCTGATGATAAAAGTCAGAGGTCTAGAAGAAAGGATTGCAAAACTGGAAGGTTCTAAATAATGGCAACGATTTCACATGTAGTATCATCAGACACATTTTTGGCTTGGAGAACACGAACAAATGACCTGATTGATATTCTCAACATGCCTACTGTAGGTGTAGTGAATCAGTTGTCCACACGGGTTGACACATTCAACATTACCGATTCTGCTGGTGTTCATATAGGCTGTACAATTTCTGATAATGCGGACGGTACCGTGGCAGTGGCAGCAGGAGAGGCAATTTTACGCACAGCAAATAGCCCCACAGCAAGTATGGTTTCTGTTGAGGTATCGGCTATTGCTTCTGTTGCCTTGACAGACTTGACAACAAATTTCATTTATGTAGACTATAATGCAGGAACACCTACTATTTCAGTGACTACGCTAGACACAAACGTGAATGGTCGTAATATGGCAATGGTTGGCTATGTTCAGCGAGATGGTCTGAACCTGACTATATTGCAACTGGCAGGCAACGTAGGTGATTTTGAGAACACACTAACAAAACGCCTTCAGTTAGCGGATGGATTCAAAAAATCCGCTGGAGCAATATTATCTGAACCTACTCCGTTACACTTGGCATTGACCGCAGGTGAATTTTATTATGGTGTAACAAAACTTCCCACACCAGCGTTTGACACATCGGGGGCATCAACCTTTGAATATTACAGCAATTCAGGAACGTGGAACAAGAGTGTAGTTTCGGCGTTAAGCAACACTCAATATAACAACTCTAGTGTAGGTTTGGTAGCATTGACAGCAGGTTATTATAGGGTTGACTGGATTTATTTGAAAATTGGCACCAATGGCGTTATACCTTACGTTGTCATGGGTACTCAGGAACATTCCTCGCAAGTGGCGGCACAAAGTGAAACTCCACCGCAAAACATCCCTCCTCAACTCAAATATTTAGGTGTGCTGGTAGGACGTGCTATTATCATGCAAGGCAACCCTAACATTGTCGTTTTAGATAACGCACTCAATTCTCAGAACTTTGCTGCGTCTGTAGGTGTCACGTCATTTTCTGATGATACTTTTTCAGTTGTGGATAACATTGATGCAACCAAGAAAGCAAACTTTCAAGCTGGCAATATTACACCAGCAACCACCAGAACCCTGACTATTCCCGATAAAAACGGGACCTTGCTGGTAGACTCAGAGTTTGCTGGTGTATATGCTGGTAGATTGACAAGGACTGCGGCAGGTTATGCGGCTATTAAGGATGTATTAAATGCAACAGTCAAACCTTCAGCAACAGACGATTCTACCGCTGGTTTTGAAGTAGGATCTTTATGGGTGGACGTTATAGCAAACGCATTCTATATTTGTGTTGACGCCACAGCCACAGCAGCGGTATGGAAATCATCAGGCATCGCGGCAGCACTAAATACATCTGGTTCATATACATACACTGCAGGAAAAGCTACAGCATCCAATATTGTTGATGTTAACGGAAACAATATAGCCTACGCATACACCTACGATGCAGCAGGTAACATAAATACAGTAGCACAAACAATTGCAGGCGTAACCAGAACAACAACTTATACATACAATGCCGACGGAACCGTGGCATCGTTTGTCACAGTATAAAGGATAAATAATGTCATTAGAACCAGTAATTCTTGCTGAAATTAAAGCACAAGGAAAAAATGAAACAACGCGTTCTTTCGTAACAAAAGACGACTTGATTGCTGGTGATACCGTCAGCTTACTTCAAGACGGCGAAGTAGAGTTGATGGCACCAAAAACGTCATACACCAACAGTCAAATGACATCTCTCGTATTTTCTTATGGTATGGCGGAAAATACCTGTGAAGAATTCTATATTGTTTGTAGGGCAGATGAAGCACTAAACACTGCCCGTATATCCCATTATACTAGGTGTTCAATTCTAAACACAAATACTGATAAGATACAAAACGACTTATATGTAGAATTTTCACATTATTCTATTAATTATCGCAATGACCATGCCAACATTTTGATGACAGAGATGAAGGATAAAGCCAACGCCACAACCAGAGAGTTCATGGTTTTTTTCACAAAAACGTATTCGAACAGCACATTGGAAGTTCAGTGGCGGCATTTGGTATATACTATCGCGACCGATAGCTGGACAGTGTCAAATTATAACAGCGCGACAACATTAGTGACTGGTCTTACTTCTGTGAATATAAATTATATATTGCAACAAAATGTTAGGTATGTTGGAAATGATTTGTTTTTGTGGGTGAACGCATCAAGCACAATGTCAATGAACCTTTTAGAATATAATTCTGCTACAGGAACCTCATTATCACAAATAGGAACATTATCAGTTGCTTCCGCGCTAGACTACAGCAAACCGTTTTGGAATAATTTTTCTATTCAAAATTATGAATTAGACGCCAGCGGGAACATGAGATATTTTGTTCCAGCGCCACCGTTTAACAACGGATCCACCTTATTTATTGGTAACATAATCAGCATTGATCCTGTTGCAAAAACAATCACTAACAATCAAATTTCTCATGCTTCCGCCGCAACCACTGCAGGAGGCTATCGCTCGTATAAAGTTTATTTAGGAAATAACGAATTTTCTCAATTTGTGTGGGAAAATTCCGCAGCAGGATTAATTAAATATACAGTAGATCCGGTAACCTTTGCTGTTTCTAATCTTGTTTCATTCACCACAACTGGATTGAATATAGGCACATACGCACAGCAATATGGAAATTTCTATTATGACAGTGTAAACAAGACGTGCAGGTTGAGTGGATCATATAGTGGCGCAGGCGCCACTTATGATGCAGCCTTTAATCAGGAAGCAGTTTTTGACTTGATCAACAATTCTGTTGTTTTTCAACCAACGGGTAATAAACCATTCATATATACGTCTGGTGGTACATTATCCCACACCATTTTGAACACAAATAGAAAGATGATTGTTGGAGATTTAACTTCGTCATATAATTTGTCACAATCTTTTTCAAGAAGTCTAGTCACAAAATATTCTATTGCAGAAATCCAAAATACAGCCTTAAATTTTGGCGTTGTTTTGTCGGACACAGCAACAGGAGCCAGCGCAAAAGTTAGACTCCTAAAACAGCCTAGTAGTGGATTTGCTGGCTTGATAGTAGGCAAGAAGTTAGGTCATGGAAATTATATTGCAGTTTCTGCCACAGAAGCAATTCCAACAGACAACTCATCAACATCTGCCGTTGTTTCACCAATAAAATCAATTCAACGCGGGAGATATTCGGACAACACAGCAGGAACATACACACCCAACGATCCAGATGGAATGACCTATCCAGTGACAATTCCTATTAATGTTGTCAATCCAGAAAAATGTTCTTTGTGGACGAGTGCCAAACTAGGCAACCAAGCAGCAACCACAATTATCAAAGAGACAGGAATTAAATTTTCCTCGAGTTCAGCAACAAACGTATATTTTGATTGGGAGATAATCGAATATGTATAAGTATTTTACAATAGATAGCAACAATATTGTTGTGGGTATCACTAATATCAATGTGCCAGCAACTAACCCAGCTTTTATAAGTGTAGATGAGGCAACCAACTTCAAATCGTTCGACAATCCTATCGGGAAGAAGTATGACTCAGCCAAAAAGACATTATCGGTTGTCCCTTCAACGGAAAGAATCAAAACCGAAAATGAAGTAAACACTTTGGCAGAACAAGCCAGACAGAAGCTGGTAACGCCTGGTGCTGGCATGATGGAAGTGTATAAACTGAAATATGATGAAAGCGCAGCATATATTGCCGCGGGCTATCCTGTTGATGACACAGCGTATCCTATGATTGCAACAGAAGCATCGGCTGCAGGAACCACCACAAAAGCAATCGCAGACCTTGTATTGGCAACCAGAAATGCATGGTTTGCTGCATTAGGAACTATTGAGGCGGAAAGATCAAAAGCAAAAGTCAAAATTTCCTCAGAAACCACAAACGCAGGATTTAAAAAAATAGTAGATGTCTTCAAGCTGGCGGTAGGGCTGTAATAAATATACTTGTGTTTGAAATTTTAAGGAGCAACAAATGACGGACAGAACAATAGATGGGTACGCAGAACAGTCGGATTTTCCTGCAGATGATGCAGAAGTAGTTACTCTATGTTCCGTAATCTACCAATGGTTTACAACACGACATTCACTAATGCTGATCTGGAGGCTAAGTTTATATGAATATAAACCTATTAGTTACTACGCCGCTATCGTTTAGCGTAGCACTACCCACCAACCCTACTGCAACAGAGCAGGCAGTACATGATGCTCTTGATTCGCTTGGGGCTGAATGGGTAGCGGCAGGAGAATCTGCTACACGTCGGCTATGGTGTGTTATAACGCAATCTAACGACCTTCCTGCCATGCGTGCTGCTATTGCTAATTTTGGCTTACCTATGACTGTCATAGCAGCGCAGAACGCGCACAAGACGCCTGTATTGGATGCTAATGGTGCGCCAGTATTAGACGTTGATAATAATCCTATGATGGAATTAGTAGTGCATGATACTACCACTAAAGCCACGCTCTTAAATTACATGCCCGACGTTGTTACGTTTGACCCTATTACGATGAAAGAGACTGGCAGAACGCCAGCAACAGCCGTTAGCTTACCTGTTTGGGGTGGGCATGAGGCTTGGGTGGTGTAAGATATGCTGTATAAGATAATCAGGGTTAACCGCTTATATATCCTTCCTGAAAAATGCAAAGGCGTGGCTATTGGGTGCTTTGTATTTATAAAGAAAGACTCAGACAATGCTTTGCTACAGCACGAACTGGTACACGTTAGGCAGTTTTGGCGCAACCCATTGATGCCGCTACTGTATCTATTAAGCAAGCGTAAGCGGTACCAATACGAGATTGAAGCCTATCGTGAGAGTATAAGATGTGGCAGAAAGCCTATCGAGTGCGCCTATTCTATCGTTAATAATTACAGGCTTAACGTGTTGGCAGGCGATACTCTGGCAGACCTAATCAAAAAGGATGAGTAATGGAAGACGTGACAGAAGTGGAAATCAGGCAGCTTACTAGCATGGTGCAAAGTCACCACGGAAAAATACACGAGATAGAGAAAACACTAGGTCAGACCCCAGACCCTAAAACACTACGCCATATTGAACATGTAGTTGATGAACTACCAAGCACAGACGACCTTAAAGATTGTGTGAAAGACAGAAGCGAGCGTTCTATGATGTTCAAAAAGATTTCATGGGGAGTTATTGGGTTGGTTCTTGGAACAATTGCGCTGGCAACCATGTCCCTCGTATGGCAAGGCATTGCGCTTGCCTTGCAAGGAGGAACAAAATGATGCATTTAATGGATGCTGGGCGAGTGGTTATATTCATGGCGTTCCTCGCAGCAACAGTAAAGTTTTTTATCTTAGCATGGAACACACGGAAACGCCACCCTGATGATGAAGTTGTGCAACAACATTTCATGGAGCATGCGATTGCGGCATTGCTCGGGTTTATTGGTTCGCTGGTTGGATTCATATATTCATTGGCTCATTTATTTTCAATTGAGCAAGAGGGTCTATCTGAGTTTCCTTTTACCGTAGCCATGTTCTTTATGCTCTGTAGTGGAATTGCTTTTATGTCGCACATGATCAAGGAACAAACACCTGGTCATCCGTTTTATGTGCGTGAAAATTGCAGGAAAGCAAAACACACTATATATAGCATGAATTGCAGGAGAAGGAAAGGAGATTTGGCATGAAAGGTTTGATAGCTTTATTTTGGTATGCAGCAGGGTTTGTGATTGTTCCTATTTTATGTCTGACCACACACAAAAATGTTCACCATTGGCAGTATTTAGACAACATTTATGGCAACCCTTATGCTCCTATTGGTGGTGGTGTGACATATAAAGCCAAGGTTTTCAGACGGTTTCGATGGTCACAGCTACGCAACCCTATCAACCAGCTATTAAGGAATCTCGGTCCGTGCGGTGAAGTGGAAAAGGTTTGGAAAACGAAATATACCGATCACGCTATCATCGGCGGAAAACACTATTATTCATTTCAGTTTCCTTTGGTATTTGGTCTTTATTTTTGGTGGGGTTACAATCTATTAGACGATTGGAGACCAAGAAAACGTCCACACGGTAGTCCAGTAAGCAGACTGATAGTAGGACACAAATTTGACAATCAGATGATGTTTTGTTTTATTAAAAACAAAAATAAGAGGGTTGTTATCGACCAAGAATAGTTTAAGGGAGTTATCATGAATATTGCAATTTGTCCGGGGCACCACACAAACGCTCAAGGTGCTACTAATACTAAACATTCGTTGACAGAAAACCAAGTGGCAAAACCTATTGTCGATACAGTCGCAAACATTCTAAAAGCGAAAGGTCACAGCGTTTCAATTTTTGAGGGAAAACTTGGTCACAAAGTCCGGGAAATCAACAAAGGAGATTTTGATCTCGCTCTAGACATTCACTTCAATGCAGATGCAGAAACATCAGATACAAACAATAATAAAGGATATGGCTGTATGGTGATGCACTACCCTACATCACCTTTGAGAAAAAGTCAAGCAGATAAAATGAGTGCAGCAATTGCTAGTGGATTGAATGAAAAGGATCGAGGTGCAAGGAAAGCGTGGTATTGGGGTGGGTCAAATCCTGGAACCAAGCCTGACTACTTCACCAACAAGACGCACTGTCCTGCTTTCATTCCTGAACCTGGATATATTGACAATAATGGTTTCTGTGAGAAATTCCTAGTATCAAGTGAGGGACGGCTGGCGGTGGCGCAGGCACTGGTGCGTGGTATAGAGGCATATTTTGAATAATATACTAAAATTTGTGAGGGAGTGGCGCATTGTTACCATCGCCTTTCTCGTATTTTCCTGCTCACTGGCATATAACATTACGCAATGGTTTATGAATGTGAAAGATCCTAACAATAGCCAAGGCGCGTTTGCATCTGCAGTTGTGTTGGCACTGGTTGGTGTTGGCAAATATTGGATGGAAACGAAAGCAAACAAACAAGATGAAGATATTTGAAAAAATAAACTTCAAAGATGTACTACTAATTGCTCTCATAGGATGGTTCGCGTGGACTACATATTTTAATGTTGCTACTCCTACCATAAAACATGGCACAGGAGCGCACAGAATCGTTTCTGGCGCGTCCCAGGGAGAAACGAATGTTGTAAGTGCGGTAGACAACAAAACGCTGCCTATGGCGATTGCAGCCGATGTCAAATCAGAGACAGTGAAAGCACACGCAAACATTGTATCTGATGTAAATGGTAATTGGTCTTCACGAAAAAATGAAGCAGGGATAAACGTCAAGAAATATGGCGTGAAGAAAAAACAGCTTAAATGGGTTGATAAAGCCACTGGCAAGGAAATGCCTATTGGCGTGACGTTGTATTCTCCTAAAAAGGATGCAGCAGGAAAAGATCCGTGGGTGTCTAAAGCGTATGACATGGAATTTAAGACAGAAGTGGTGCGCAGTATTGACAGGACAGGTGGTATCCACAATCGTGTTGCAGTATCAGCACATCCTAAAAACTTGAAAGGGTATAGCGATAAAGATTTTCCTATCAATATAGATTTGAAAAATACAAAATTCATTGAAGTTCAAAACAAAAAGTATGCTTGGTCATGGTGGAACCCTACACTTTCTATGGGATTGGCTGCGTCAACAAATTATTCTTATATGTTGAAATATAACTTTTTAAACTATGGCTATTCGGATCAGCTTCCAGTATGGCAATTCCTTTCACCCACAGCTTTTCTCAACAGCAACCATTTCAGCTATGGGTTAGAAATCGCCAGTTATAATGTAGGCGAAATAGTGCCCGTGATAGAGGACCTTCATGTTGGTGTAGGTGTTACCAAAGACAAAGAAGCATTTATGAGCATCACCTCAGTATTCTGATAAATAATAGCATGACTACTAAAATAAGAAATGTCACAACACCCAATGATGACGTTAGCTTCATAATGGGCAGTTATACAGTATCAACGAGTGGTAAAATAGTGTAATGGCTTTAATAACATCTAATGGTATTGGTGGTGGACTTTCTTCAGCAACAACTAGTTGGGCTGGTGGTGTTGTGCCTGTGCTTGGCGATAAAGTAACTATTGCGGCTGGTGATATTATAGAGCTAAACGCTAGCCACGCTTGGGGAGATGACACTTCAACAGCAATAACAGTCAACGGAACGCTTAAAGCTTCACGATTAGTTTCTCAAACTCTTACTTGCAGAGGACAGTTAATTACAAATGGTGTTCTTGACTATGGTCAAGTCGGTAATGTTATACCACTAGGCGTAGTTGCTACAATACTACTTAATGATTCGGCTGTACCGTGGGATGCTAAATGGGGTCACACAGTAAACGGTGGAGCAAGTTTTTATTTTAATGGATACGAAAAAACAACCAATACAGTTTTAACCTCAGATGCTATTGGTTTAACTTCATTTAATGTTGCTAATGCTACAAACTGGCAAGTTGGGGATGAGATTTGTTTTATCTCGACATCAGGTTCAGGCAATACAGGCAATAGAGAAAAAAGAATAATCAGTTCTATTGTTGGTAACACAATAACATTAACTCTTGCTTTGACATTTACTCACTTAACCGGTGGAGGAGTAGGTAATCTAACTAAAAACGTTAGGATTCAAACAGCAACAACATTCAAATCTTATCAGGATATTCAAAATACTACTGCTACTCCTATTGGTCAACGCCAGATCAGGCAAATAAGTACTTTAAATTTAGGCGCTAATTCAGGCAACGGTAAATATGGTGGCATTTGGTTAAGAAAGATAAATGGCAGTGTTCAAGGTACATATCTTTCCCTTAGTGATATTGTTTGTGAAAACCCTGGGTTTTATGCCCTAGACTTATATGCTATGCCTGACCGTATAACCATAAATAACTTGCTTATTTACTCAGAAGTTTGGCAGAATGGAATTTGGATAAGACAAGGTCAAATTTTAACTCTTAATAATCCATTATTTATTGGGTCTGGTACGGGTATTAACTCCTCGTGGTCTCATGGTGGAGTTGGTTGTATTATCAATGGTGGTCAGTTCTCATCATCAACTGTATTCCTTCATTCTTCTGCTCAGGGGTTTATATTTAATAATACTAAATTTTTAAGCACTTATCAAGCGATTAATTTCTCGTGGGGTTCGCAGGCTGTATTTAACAATGTAGATTTTGGCGATCTTACCACAAGCATTTTTAGGTGTTTTAATACAGGCGTTAATGCTTTAACTAACCCAATAATGAACAACTGTAATTTCAATTACGTATCTGAGTTATTTGTTCAGACAAGTTTAATTAATGCTAATGACGGTTTTATTGCTACAATAGTCAACATGAATGGCGATTTAACTAAACAAATGTTAGCTACAAACGCAGGCTATATTGAAAGAGACAACGTCCTTTTTAATAAGAGCACTAGTTCAATTAAATTTAGACCTATTGTTGCTAACAAACCACTTCAGCATAATTATGAAATATCAGCTACAGGCGGCAAACAAACAACCGTAATTGGTTATTTAAGATTTGATGCTGTATACGGAACAGCAACTCCACCCACAATAACATTGTCAGGGCTTGGCGGCGTATCTAGTACGTTTACTGCTCCTGCTACAGCAAATGTTTGGCATAAATTTGTATTATCCACAACGCCAACTAGATCAGGAGCTTTGACTCTTAATGTTAGCGGTTCGTCAACAGCAACTACAGGGGCATTTTATCTTGATGGTGTTGCGTTTGCTCCGTTTGTTACAAACGCAAGACATTATGGATACGTATTTGATGAAGCTAATCCTTCTCGAACAGTTAATCAAAACATTACAAAAACAGAAGCTAATGCTGGACTTATAACAGGTATTGCTGTAGATAATATAGCTAAAACTATAACAATAAGCGCACCAGTAACTAAAGAAGATCTATATGACTACACACAATATAACGCGCAATTATCATCTAATTTAGCTAGTGAAGTACCCATAACCACTGGAGATGGAAATAACTTTACACTCACAACAGGTTGGAAGATCATAACCAACTCAGCAATCATAGGAGGAATAAATCTAACAGGTAATGTAGATTTATCCGCTGTCGTAAATCTTAGTAATCACAATATCACTGGTTCTGTTACATTCACAACAGCTGGTACATATAATTTAACAGATTCATCAATAAGCACAGTTATAAATACAAGTGTTGGTAATGTAATTATCAACGTTATAGGTACAACGGTTATAACTACTAATAGCGGACCTAGTATAACTATTCAGTCTTCAGCAATTCTCACACTAACAGGTTTGAACGCTGGCTCAATAGTAGATATATATGACAATGAGATTGTGGATATAGGTAATAACAATACTTTACTGGCAAGCACAAATAATTCAACTACTACATTCACCTATACTCATAATGGAACTGCTAATGCTGTTAGAATACAAGTTATACATCCACTTTATAAGGAAATCATTCAAGATTTTACATTAGGTAATACAAATCAATCACTTCCAATAACACAGGTACTAGAAACTAATGACTAAAGAACTAATAAAATTACAAAATGCGCATGTAACACAACACACAAATGGTCACATTAAAAGCGAGTGGTCAGTTGAGGAAAATGAGTCCAATGACGTTTTAGGACTATTTCCTTCTAACATTAACGAAGAAACAATGTTCAAGATACTAGATTTCTCTAAGAAATTTGAACTTGAAGCCTTTAATGTTGGTATTTCTCATGGTAAAAAAATCACAGTAAAGGTTTATGATGAAAAGATTAAACAATTCAATTCAGTAGTGGAAGAGTTGCGAAACGAAAATGAAAGACTAGCAAGTGCTCTTGATAATGAGCAAAACAGAGGAGAAGAGATTTAATGGAAGTAAAAGTAGATAAAAGCAATAAAGTAATAACAGTTGATAAAGATTATTCACTCAATTTGTTAAACAGAGAGTTAAAAATCCAAGGAGTGGAAGCTATTAAACTTCCTACGTCCGATACAGGTTTTGAACTAAAGCCCGAATGGAAAATTAAAATAAAAGGAGTTAAATAGTAATGGCACTAATTGACTTATCCAATTATTCAACATCATTATATCAAGCATCTTCTAGCGCAGGCTTAGATGGTAATGTATATTTTGACCGGGTAGCAGGGACTGTGCAGTTCTTTACGGCTACAACTAATCCGACCCTTAACCTAACAACACATGGTGGAGCAGCTGGCGCTCCAAACCCACTAATTGAAGTAGATGGGTTGAAATTTGAAGCATTGTATGCTTTTGAAAACCAAGAAAGACGACTTGATAGTACACTTCGTCAATATGATAGAAGGACTTCTGGTACATTTAAGTTTGGTGGTGCGTACAACTTCATCAACGGCAGAACCCCACTCGCTAACACAGACCGTGCGTTGATTCGTGGCTCTGGTTGGAATGAGTATGATGCTGCTGGTGTATCTCAGCGAATCTGGTTTGGTGTTAAGGG